GGAATGCAGCGCCAGTTGGAAGGATGTTGAAGTCAAGTACAATGAATTCAGCAGTCTTCGTTGGTTGTAAGTAAATTTCCCCTACCATAATATTTCTATCAATTACATCTGGAGTGTTGTTGGTATCATCCATCACCACTTTAAATGCGTACAAACCATTTCTTTGTTGGATTGATTCCAAGTATGGATTTACAATTGATAGGAATCTATTTCTTGTTGCAGCAGTATTGTTTTCGAATACCAAATATCTTGTTGAAGATGCGATGTATTTCTTCACTGCGATTAACAATCTTCTTACATTGATTCTATCCAATGCAGATGGTTTTGCTTGTAGTGTCTTTTGACCGAATACCGTAGCACCTTGTCCTGGGAACGTTGCGATTGGGTTAATACGACCTTCGTACAATGAATCTCTCTCATCGTGAGTAAGACGTGTCTTAACTTCGATTACATTTGGAAGACCACCACGATTCAAACCAGCGGGTGCATACCATTCAGCACCTACTGCATCGTTGAATGCAATTACACCAGGAAGTACAACACTTGGCGGAACCCAGACTGGCTTATTCTTATCAGTATCAAGTATCTTAACCCAAGGGTGGTAAGTTGCCACATAGTTTGAGTCAAATGAAGTCAATGAATTTTTAACAGTTGTAATAGAGTCAGAGTAACCGCCAGCATCCATCACATAGAAACAATCCAATCTATCTTCACACATATCTTTAGCGAATGTACTTACTGAAGAGTGTAGTCTATTAATAACACCTGGCAGAGCAATCATATTGATATCGAACTCATCTGGATTAGAGATTGCGTTGATAGCTTTTCTATATGCAACAGTACCAGCAGCAGTAGCTGATGATAAGTTAAATCCTTGTGAGTTTCCAGCAACAATATCAGAACCATTGTTTACTACTCTATTTGGTTCGTATCCATCAAAACCACCTTGGAATGGAACTAAGAATTTCTTAGCATCTACATCAGACGTTAATGTAATAGTAGACCCATTTGAATGACACGTTGCCAAATCAAAGTCAGAACCAACTGTTTCAGTATTTGCTTTTGGAAGCGGTTGTAGGAAGTTCAAGTTATCACTTGTTGTGAAATCAAATGAGTAACCTAAGAATGCTCTTTTGTTATATTCATTTGAAATTGATTGTGATACATTGTACGTTGGTGATGGTAGATTGTAAGTTGAATGTAATGGTGACGTTAATTTACCAAATCCAAATGGTACGAGTGTTGAATCAATTGAACCAGCTTCTACATCATCGGAAACAAATACTCTAATATGAGCAGATGCATTAGGGTAATCACCATTTGAAGTTAACTTACCATTGTCATCAACAGTAATCCACTTATCACCGATTACTCTCTTAATGTAGTTTGGTGAGTTAGGGTCAAGATTTACACCTTGGAATTCTTCTACGATGTTTGGTCTTGTATCGGAATCTTGTACACCTTGACCAAAGATTGAATTAGGAATCTTACCAGTATCTACTCTACGTACTACAACACTAAATGTACCATATTCAGAACCTGGCACCTCTGAAGCTGGTTTGATGTTACTAATACCTACTTTAAATTCGTAGTTAGTTGAGTTACCATGAGATAATGTATGGAATTTAATCAAGTTAGTAGCAACACCACCGACTTTTTGTGATTTAATCCAAGGAGTAGATGCTTCAGAATATTCTTTACTATAATTAACAGGAACTGCTTGTAGAGATGCTGAAACAACTTCACCAGTCGCGAATGAGGCAGATTGGAAAGTTGAGAAGTTCATAAATGTGTAAGCATCCTTAGATGACTTAGGAGAATACCCAAAAATCTTAGTAATGTAGTTTTCATTAGATGGGTTAAGAGATGCAGATACATCTTGCTCATCAACTAAACTACCACTTAGGGTTAGAACGAAAGAAGATGCACTTGTTTCAGCACCCACTGTTGTCGATACGTTGGCGAAGTCACCACCATTTGATGTTGTAGTTGGGTGTAATACAGCGCCCACGAACTCACCTGCTGATGAAGACATCACCAATGCTAATGGTTTAGCAGTATATCCATCTTTACCTAATACTCTTACGATAGTAGCAGCACCGGCTTCTTCTAAATAAGATTGAGCGGTATACGGAAGATATGAATCTTCAGTAAGACCACCAAACTTTTGTTGGAATTCGTTAAACGATTCTACTTTCGTTGGAACGAAAGCAGGTCCTTTGATTGATTGCCCGATAAGAGCAGCACCAATCTCACCAATACCCACAGGTAAGAATGAAAGGTCTTTTTCTCTTGTAAAAACGCCAGGACTTACAATTCTTTCAGCCATTATTTTCTCCTAAATTCTAAAATTTGGTTTTCCTTATAATAAATACACCAAAAATGTGGGAAACGACTACTTATTTGTTAGGTGTGAACTGATTTGTGTTAATATCGTAAGTTCCCTCACCATATTTTTCTTTCAATTCTACACTCAATTCCAATTCTTGCTGTCTTAGATTAGTGTATCCATCGATTAACGATTGTTTCTCGTTTTTTAACGATTGGAACTCTTTTTCTAATCCATGGATTTGTAGTTCGATTTCACCAATTCGTGTATTGGTGGTTATTACCTTTTGTTGAAACTCTTGAATCTTACTCACTTCTTCTTGAGTGAATTGGATTACTGTCTTTTCTTCCATAACTTTGTCTTATTAATGTTCTACTATATAAATATGTAAAAATTATTCATTACCTATGATTGGGTGGGATTCATTTCCACCTAATTTTTGACTTTCACCCCAAGATACCTTACCAATTGAGATTCTTCTCTTGGTATTATTAGTTACAGCTGCATATTCTGGAACAATATATGCTTTTGCTGTCAGATTTATACTTGCTTTGGTGATTCTATCTTGCCCCATCTCTGAAATGGTTTCAAATGCGTAAGAATCACCTTTAATTACGAATTTGTATCTATCACCAAACGAACGACCTTGGAAAAACACGATTTGTTCAACAATCTTGTTTACCTGCTCCATATAATCACACCAAACGACTACTTCGTATTCTAAGTTTACATAATCCGGTCTTTCAACCGACATATATTCTTTTTTCGGAGATTGCCCAGTTAAAACTGAGAATTGGTCGTATCTATTTGTTTTTGTATATGTTCTTTCAAACATTTGGTGAGCATCTTCGTTTTGTGCTACCTTTAACTTAGCTAAATCGGTGTTGATTGAAAGATTGTTTCTTTTAAACGAGATAACTGGCGTTAAAATCATACCATTATCATCTTTCATAAACCCATCACGTTGAGCCGATATCCATTTTTCGGGAGACGCGTACATTACTGGTACTGGGTAGAATCTGCCATCATCCTCGATAGTAGGTTTTACATCTTTCTCCAAAAAGTTCTTGAATGCAGCATCTACATCATAAATACCAACTGAAATGTTCTTTACATTGTCTTGGTCTCTACGGACTTGCTTTGCCTTATTCAATTTTGGGTCTTGTGATGTAGAAGACTCGGTTTGAGTAAGATTTGGTTTTGATGTATCGGTATTTCTATACTTAATTGCCATCTTATAGTCCTAATGGTACTTCGTTATCATTTTGTCGTGAGTTACCCTTATAAGTATCTAACAATTTGATAGATGTTTGTCGAGTAACGTGTGCATCACATATAATAGATACATTTAGACCCTGTGAATCACCACCATCCCACGTATCAGGATTCTTACCTGCTACATATTGATATGAATATTGTGCGTCTATTAAGTGATATTCACCATTCCATTGAATTATATCACCAACTTCGGGTACAAGACTCTTATCAACCAAAGTGTCTCGAAGAAATCTAAATTGTACCTCACGAGAGTATGATTGTCCAAAATCATCGGAGATTTGTGTGGACTGGCCCCTCTCGATTAAACAAGCAATCTTGATTGGTTGGTGAAATACTTTATCCTTACCCTCACCATACAAATTTGACTTTGTATCAGTTAAAGCAACTTGATAGTAATAGATTTCCGTATCTATAATGTCATTGATAAGTTCCTTGTTTACTTTATTAAACAACGACATATCTCTTTGTCCACCGAATAGTGCCATTTGGTTACCCTATAAAAATTGGTCGTGGAACTCTATTAAGAGTTTCTTCTAAAAACTCACTCTCTTCTTTTCTTGCTTCCATCAATGACCTACGAGATGTTGATTCTAACATTTCAGTCAATTGAGTTAACAATGATTCTTTTTCAGCGGATGCCTCATTACGAAGGTCAGACCCGTCAAGTGTTACATCAGCACCTGGTATTGGGATTGATGAGAATTTTGCTCTAACTGCCCCTAACATCTCTTTTGCGAGTGCTAATGCATATCGTGCTATCCATTGTTTTCCTGCTGAGTTGATATTTGTATATCTCAATCTACCAAATGGTGCGTTTGACAAATCACTTACCACGTTTGATGCGGCTATTGGTGAATTTACCTCACTATCTAATGTATAATCAAAATACACCTTAGTCCCAGTATCATTTCCACTTGGAATTGGATATAGTCTGATACGTTGACCATCAACGTGAAACCCATATGATGATTTACGAATCTTATCATTGAATTCGATTGCTTGTAGTCTTAAAAGGTCATCAAACATTGGTTGCATCATAAATGATACACCCGGTGAATAATTACCCCAACCAAAAGTTTGCATCATTTGTTGTGAACCAAGACCTGTACCCACAAATGGGTCGAAGTATCTAATGATTGCAGGTGGTTGGGTATGATATACTCTACGAAGTGTTACACCATTTGATACTGACCCACTTTCGAGGGTTACTTTATTATCATCACCCAAGTCATATATTTGCTGGCCTGATACCATCTCGAATGACCCAGTATAAACTGTTACTTTACCACCACTAAGTGCTTCAGTCCCATAATCCTTTGCGATATTTACAAAGTTCTGCATATTAGCATTCATATTCGTATTTGATAAATCCAAATCTAATGATGAACCTTGTAGTGATAACAAATTCTCTTTTGCTCTATACTGATTTACTTGAGAGGAATATTCGTTTACCGCTTCTTCCAAACATGCGAAGAAGTTAATGTCTTGAAGTTCAACATCAACGATTGGGTAACCCAATCTTTTAGCACACCACTCTGCAACTTTCGGAGCATCACTTCTGAATTTTGAATCAGAATCAAAAAATCCGAAAGGAGTTGATGAACCACTTGAAAATGAACCTGAACCTGGCCAAATTGGGATGTTTACTGCCATTTATACTCCTAAATACTATTAGTCTTATATAAATAGTATGGTATTAAAGGTTTCACTCAACGATATAGTTTAAGACAACCTCATTGTCACCATATCTTAGATTTTTTTGTCCGTTTTGAAATTTATAGGATGATTTTGTTTCGTAATCCCAATTCCAATCCTCATAACCTAACTCTTGGATACGATTATGTATTTTTAAATCATATGCATCCTTTATAAGTCTAGCTCTACGATTTATATCAGTAGCATTATTATCCACAGTTGAATTTCTATTATTATATTGAAGATACAACATTTTTTTTATGTGAGTAAACTTAGTTTCTAAGAATGTTCGTACAATAAGTTCAAAGTCGTCTGCAACTGATACATTCCTATTATG